TACGGGCCGCGCGCGCAACGGGCGATCAAGCTGGCGCTCGGCAAGCTGGTCAAAGCCGCGTGGCAGCGATCATGATCGAACCATCGCTTGCGCTTCAGACAGCCATCAACACCCGCCTGACCACAACGCCGGCCGTCACCGCGCTCGTCGCGGCCGATCAAATCCGCACCGGCAGCATGCGCCGTGAGCAGTTGCCATCCGTTATCATGCAGGGCTCGCAAACCGAATATCTCGGCTATGCGTCCGGCGGCCAGTATCTGGCCCGCGTTTGGCTCGACCTTCATATCTGGGCGCTTGATGCCGGCGGCGACATGGCAAAGGCAATTGGCTTCGCGCTTCACGATGCGCTTCGCGCGCCGCTCACCATGACCGATTGCGCCCTCGATTTCTTCGAAGCGAAGGATATCCGCTGGCCCCGAGACCCTGACCCGGATTTCGCGCACGGCATATTCACGCTCGAGGCGGTTATTCGGTGGAAACTGTGATGCGCGCCGGCAAGCTAGATCGGTCGATCGACCTTCAACGTAACGTCGAATCTAAGTCTTCGACCGGTTCGGTTACGTCCGCTTGGACGAGCTTCGCCACAGGGCTTCGTGCAGAGAAGATCGACGCGGCCGCCGACGAGACCCCGCGCACGTTCGGCGAGGCGGAAGCAATCACCATCACCTTCCGTATTCGATACGTCGGCAATGTCACCACGGCCGATCGCGTCATCTATGAAGGCGTGCCGTTTGACCTCGTCGGGATGACAGAGATCGGCCGGCGGCGAGGCCTCGAACTGCGGTGCGAGCGCGCCCGCTGATGAAAGCTGATAGAGTTCGATTCGCGCCGGTGGCGAAACTGGATAGAGCACCGTGCGAGGCGCAGGTCCGTTGGACGGAAACCAGCGTTGAGCCCGGCGATCGAACAATTCCTGTGACCCATCTTCGCGGCGTAAAGCCGACCCTTTCGCATGACCGCGACCCGCTCACGAAGGCACCGCCACCGCCCCGCTACTTCAGCGCGTTCGCCAAAGCGGAATGGCAGCGCGTCATGCCCCGGCTCATTGACGATCGTATCGTCACCAAGGCTGACCTTGGAGGCGTCGAAGATTTCTGTCTGGCGCGTGGCCTCGTTCGCGAGATCGACGCGATCATGCGCAACGCCGATGGCGCGATCGACCTGAAGCTTGTGCGCGCGCAAGACAAGTCGATGCAGACCGCCCGGCAGCTTGCCGCTGAGTATGGCCTGTCGCCTACGTCACGCGCTCGCGTCAGTGGTAGTGACGATGCCGACGACGACACGAACCCGCTGGATATCAGATGAACGCCAGCACCTATCCTGAATGGATCTTCGACGGCTCGCCAATTGCCGACCCGCTCGGCTGCGGTGATCGCGCCGTGCGGTTCCTGCGAAGCCTGAAGCACCCGAACAGCACCGCGCCCGGTGGCGCTTTCCAGCTTCATAATTGGCAAGAGCGCATCGTGCGACGCATCTATGGTCCGCGCCATGCGGACGGCCGGCGCATTGTCGAAACTGTCTTCTGGATGATTCCCCGCGGTAACCGCAAAACCAGCTTAGCCGCGGCGCTCGCGCTGCTTCATACGATCGGCCCTGAGAAAGTCCCGGCAGGGCAGGTGATCTTCGCAGCTTCCGACCGCGAGCAAGCCGGGCTCGGCTTCAAAGAGGCCGCGAACATCATCCGCATGGACCGCCGGTTGATCGCTGCGACCAAGATTTACGACGCGCACAACAGCGTCAAAAAGATCGTCTACAAAAAGCAGGACGTATCGCTCCAGGCCATTTCGAGCGATGGCGCATCGCAGCACGGCAAGACGCCCGCGTTCATCCTGGTCGATGAAATCCACGTATGGAAGGGCCGCGACCTTTGGGAAGCCCTGAAGTCGGGCTTGGTGAAGACGCCCGGCACGCTCATGGTGATCGCCACTACTGCCGGCCGTGGGTCTGAGAATATAGGTTTCGAGCAATACGACTACGCCCGTAAGATCGCGCGCGGCGAGATCGACAATCCAGCGTTCCTGCCGATCATCTTTGAGGCCGCCAACGATAACGATTGGAACGCTGAAGCCCTCTGGCACCGCGTCAACCCTGGCCTGAAGCACGGCTTCCCGAATCTCGACGGGCTGCGCTCGCTGGCAAAGGAAGCAGAACACCGGCCGGCCGAACGCCACGCCTTCAAACAGTTTAACCTCAACATCTGGCAGGCTCATAGCCGCACACCGCTTTTCGACATGGCCGTTTATGACGAAGGCCGGTTCGAGTTCGAGCTTGCCGACCTGGAACAACTGCCGTGCTTCATCGGCGTTGATTTGTCAGTGAATGGCGACCTGACAGCGGTTGTCGCTGCTTGGCGGCACGACGATGGCAGGATCACCGTTTATCCGTGGTTCTTCGTTCCGGGCGACGACTTGCGCGGGCGCGCCGACCGCGACGGCGTTCCTTATGAGCAGTGGCGCGACGATGGCTTTATCACCGCGATCGACGGGCCGATTATCGAACCTGAGATTGTCGAGGCTCACATTCGCGAGTTGTGCGCGTCGAACAACGTGATCGAAGTGGCGTTCGACCCGCATCTCGCGCGCATGATGATGCAGCGGCTTTATACCGACGGCATCCCGGCAATCGAGATGCGCCAAGGGCCGCTCACGATGGCGCCAGCGATCGGCGACCTAGAGCGCACGGTGAACGGCCGGAAGATTCGCCATAGCGGTCACCCTGTTCTTCGCCATCACTTCGATAGCGTCGTGGCATCGACCGGCGATACAGGCCTCACACGCATGCACAAGGCAACGAACCGCGACCGCATCGACGGCGCTATCGGCGCCGCCATGGCTGTCAGCCGTGCAGCCGCCAATGACAACGCTCGCTCGATTTATGATTCCGACGATCTAGACGAACTTTTTGCATAGGAACCGACCATGGCAGACGACCAAATTCTAGCCGTTGACCTTGTTGCCCGCGACAGCGACTTTCGCCGGAGCTTCGAACGGGCCCGTATTTCTGCCGTGTCAGACTTCGACAGGATCGAAGTGCGCGCCAAGACCATGACCTCGCGCCTGGACGCAACGTTTGCGAACATCGGCGGCGGGCTGAAGGGCGGCTTGGCCGGCATTTTTCTAGGCGCTGGAGCTGCCGCGACGGCGGCACTGGCACCGCTCGCGCTCTTCAACAAGGCGCTCGACACAATTGATATGGCCTCGCATCTGGTCGATACTGCCGACCGCATCGGCCTTTCGACAACCGCATTGCAGGAACTTGGCTTTGGCTTCGCACAGGCAGGCGTCGAGCAATCCGAGTTTGAGACAGGCATGGAACAGTTCAGTAAGCGCATCGGCGAGGCCGCGACGAAGGGCGGCCGGCTTGCAGATATCCTGAAGGCGAACGGCATCGCCATTCGAGATAGCAACGGGCAGATACGAACGTCGGAGCAGCTGCTAGCCAGTTACGCCGAGTTGATCCGCAACGCCGCTTCCGAACAAGAGAAGATGCTTCTGGTCACCGAAGCGTTCGGCCGTGGCGGGGGCGCGATGCTCGTCGGCTTGAACGATGGCGCGAAGGGGATTCAAAACATGAAGAAAGCCGCCGAAGATGCGGGCGGCGTTATAGATGAGCAGCTTTTGCGGCGTGCGGAAGAGATGGGTGACCGATGGGACGCTGCATGGCATCGGTTCACGGTTAGCTCGCAGTTGGCCATCCTAACCGCGCTGGAAGGCATGGACGGCCTCAATAAGATGCTGGTGGATCATCAAAAGCTTGTCGCTGCATCCGAGCTAGGAACGCTGGCCGGTTCGCTGGTGCCGGAGAAGGGGTCGGTTCTCACCGGGCCGGGCAAGGGCGACAAGCCGGACGCGATCGACGTTCGCATTTCGCAGGCATTCGGCGGCGAGATCGCCAAGGCCGACGACAAGATTGTCGAGCACCTGAAGGCTCGATACGGCAACGCCATGAACCGGGCAACAATCATTCCGGGCGAGACGACCGAGAAGGGCGGCGGCTCAAAAGCCAAGGCTCCAGCGCAAGACGGTTTCGAGCGCGAGCTGGCGCAGACGCAACGGCGCATCGCGCTCATGCGCGCCGAGACGACTGCGCAAGCTGGCCTCAATCCGCTGGTCGATGACTACGGCGATGCGCTCGCCTTCGCCCGCACGAAGCAAGACCTACTCAACGCCGCACAGCAGGCCGGTAAGGCTATCACGCCCGAACTGGCTGCAACCATCGACGGAATAGCCCGATCCTACGCCAGCGCCTCCACAGAGGCGCAAAAGCTAGGCGACAGCCAGGACAAGACCCGCGCGACGGCACAGGAAATGTCCGGCCTAGGCCGCGACGTTCTCGGCGGCTTCATTTCGGATTTGCGCGCCGGCACATCCGCGTCTGAAATGCTGGCCAACGCGATCGGTAAGATCG